ACTCCCGTAACAACAACCGGAAGAGGTTCGCCCCAAGTCCCTTGGGACCATGTACCTCGCGACCAACCCGAAATTGCTGCCATAGGACTTAACCTTTAGGCGATACGGATAATCGCGTTACTTGCATCCGCTGTTGGAAACTGAATAGTAAAATCACCAGCAGTTGATGTCTTGTCTCCACCAAACGCCAATACAATAACAGCTTTATCTGAAGCACTACTATTGTAGATCAATGCTCCGTTTGCTGTGATTGTTGCTGTAGAAAAAGTTTCATCAGCAAAATCTGTAAAAGCTGTTGTACCACTACTTGTTGGATCTACTCGTGTGAGTGTACCACCACCAGCAGAGTAACCTGTACCACTAACTTCGTTGGTAGTAGCGTAGGCTGTTGTTGAAGCACCTAGTGTTGCAGATGAAGTATAGAGAGCAATTTTAAAAGTACCGCCCCCTGAATTTTTAAAGTTATGCACCCCTTCAAGAAGTTCTTGCTTGAAGGATGTACACATTGCTTGAGTGATCGCCATGTCATAATCTCCTTATTGCGTCAGCCAGTTCTGGATGCCCTGCATCTATAAGGGCATTATACACGGTTGTGCGGTCACTGCGAATAGCTTCGCGCATATAAAATGCAACCACCTTTTCCATGTGCTTTTGAAACGCTCGTGCCTGATCTCTAATAGCTGGATGTGCATCGTCAGATACACTAATCAGTTTTTCTACACAGCGTTCTGCAACCTCATCGGGACTAAATCCTCGATTGTTTGTTGTGTGTACCTTAACGATAGGATCGTCTGGTACATTAAAATCTAATTTAAACATTACGTTTTATTCCTAATCACTTTACCAACTCTGTACTCTTGAGTCGTTTCTTTTGCCTCTCCAAGCATCTTAAGACCTGTCAACGACTCAGCAAACCGCTGATTATATTGAGCCATTATATCCTGTTCGCCTTTCATAAATATATACGCTTCCACCAAAGATCCGTATAACAAAGAAAGATCAGCGTTGTCACTTAACCATGTAGTTCCTGTTCCAGCACCAGATGTTAGACTAGCGGGTCTGAATAGGTACTGTACCTCAACAGGGTAAGCTTGATCAGGTGTTGGAGCTAAAATAAAGTTACCAACATCAAACTGTGCATAGTATCTTGGCTTTCCTGTAACAGTATAATCAGGATTATACACTTCAATAAAAGATAAATCTTTAAACTCAAGAAACTCTTTTTTACCACTATTGGTAAGGGTTAAAGAAAATGGGGCTAGAAAATCACTGGGTGCACCAAGGTATTGATTGTTAGCTGTCATTGCACCAACTTGATTTCTCATAAATAGATTTAGCTGAACATTCTTGAGTATACGTTCTTCAGCGGCTCGTATAAATACAGGTATATTGTTTACGAAAGTCGTTTCCGAGTTTTCCGTGTAATCCTGTATTGCTTGTTTTAAGCTGTCATATGTAAAACTCATATCATCACACTATCGTTATGTTTCCTACCATACTACTATGATTTGTGCATTGATACACTAAAGTAGTATCACTTGGTTCATGTGGTACAATAAACTGAGTCAGCCCGGTAGTCGAATTATAATTATCTGTGACACCTGTTGTAAACGCTGAACCACCATTAGAAGTTCTAATCTGCAAAGGATGACTGCCTACATTAGCCGTGTTATCGATCAGATAAGTGTGACCTTTGTAAAAGGTAAAGTTTGGATTATTGCCAGCGGTAGCTCCGGGACCAGTAAAAGTATATGCTGAAGACCCAACAACACCAGCGGTATATTTAGTCACGGGACCAGTTGTTTCATCGTTAAGTCGAATCCACACTCCTCCGTGTGCAAAATATAACCCACCAGTCGCATGAACATGAGCTACTGCGCCATGATATGTGGACGCACTTGGCAAATCAGTTAGCGCACCGTAATAAAATACAATTTTGTTGGCACCAGTTCTTACATCCAGTACTCCATTCGAATCTATTATATCAGTAAGGTCGGTGCCGTCTCCAAGAGCATCGTATATCTCATTAAAATTATCGTTTATTTTATCTGCACCTACGCGAAGAGTGTCACCTGACCCATCATTAGCAGATGAACCTATGCCTACTGTTTGTTTTGCCATATCTTATCCCTCGTCAAATGTCTCTGTAGTAGAGTCTAAAGTAATTGATGTATCGTCAAAAGTAGTTGCAAGACCAACTGTTACAGACCCCACAGAACCAGTAGACGTACTGCCAGAAACAAGTTGATTAACAACAACAATATTAATCCCAACCGTTACAGTACCAACTTGACCCACAGCTTGTGACCCACGAATCTCAGGTTGAAATATATTTATTTCAACCGTGCCTACAACTCCTGTACCAACCAAATCATTGTCTGGAGTAACACCCGGTATATCTCTAAAGCCAACGGGATTAAACCCATACTGTAATGCTCTTTGTTCTTCTAAACCCGTGTCAGGTCTGGGGTTTCTCAAAGCTTGAGGATCAGGTCCTATCCTAGGAGGGAACAGTTGAGGATGTTTGGTCTCAAACTCGTCGGGGCCAACCAAGGCTCCGTTCCACTCTCTTTTCATATCTCTTAGTCGATAACGAAAACCGGATCTATCTGATATTCCAAATGCTTTTTTACCAGACGCAAAAGACATTACACCCTCAAGTATTGTATACTAGGCTGTAACTTCAAAGGAGTTCTTGCCTCGTCCTCATCTGCCGCACGTTGAAACTCTTCTTCATACACAGATTTAAGAAGCTGAGTTCTGTCTAATGCTCTTTTCATAGACAGATAATAAGCTAGTCCAGCCACCATGCAAGGATAGAAACGAAAAGGCATATCAGTAGTATTAATAAGAGTATCAGCATCTTCGATTCGTTGCACATAATAATAAATCAGTTGGTCCGTAGAGTTTTCTGGTGTGGGCCATATATTCATAACAGGAGTAATCTGCCTGTCAAAATAAACCTGACTAGGTCTACCCTCGGTAGTTTTTGAAGGAAGAGTTAAATACTCTCCCCTACTAATCTTCTCAACTTCAAAATCCGTACCATCACGTCGTAAAACAATCTCTAAAAGATCTACCACATCCGGCGTAAGAGTCTCCTGAGAGGTGCCTTTGGTAAGCGTGATTGTTCTCTGCTTTACTGTCCACAAATTTAGTCCACGATTTGCCCAGTCTGCAAACATCAGGTTCATAGACCTACGAGCAGTCTTAGCATCGTACCCTGTGCGTACTTCTATTCCGCACCGCTCATATGCTTCCTCAATGATGTCTGCTACATCGAGTTCGAAGTCTCTTGATCCTGAAGTTGCCATAGCTTAACTCATATGTGGTTTCTGGTTGGTTTTGACTACGACGGCACCACCGTTTTTGTAGCCCATACGAGCGGCAACTTCTGGTGCTTTCTTTTTCAAAGCTCTAATTCCTTTGCCCTTTGGACCTTCAGGTATCGGTTTCTTCTGTTCCATCATTATCCTCCTGATTATAAAGGTTATCGAAAACTCTATTCACATCTAGTGTATAGTCTAAATCACTTTTTGAATAGTGTGTATGTTGAGAGGGTCTAAAGTCTGGTGCACCCTCACCTACCGCAAACCAAGCTGGGTGTGTCACTCGCACCCGATTATTTGGTAACGCAACAATATTACCCGTCCATTCTCCTGCGTCCAACAACTGCATTACATGGCTTTGTTTATGCTGTGCTGGATCATCAGCTATCTCACTGTTGGTATAGTCTACAGTGAACAAGTATTTAGCGGGAAACATCTCGCCATTTATTTTGGCTAACCAAGGACATGGTGTGGCTCTGTCTAACGTATATACTGCATGATGATGTGAAGAACAGTCCCAAGGCTGTGCATCATGTGTTGCCATGGGTTCAGGCCACTCTTCAAGTGGAATGTCTGCAACTAATGCTGTGATAGGCATTCTAGCCCACATTGCACCACCATGAACGGTGTCCTCTTCCTCTCCTTCTGCTTCACAGCCAGTAAAGATAACTTGAAAACTAAGAGACCGATTTGGGATTGTAGTTACAGCAACAACCATAGCATGCAAAAATTCACCGTGATACTGCTCATGATTGTGAGTGTACTCACGACGAACCCATGCCTTAAAATAAGGGATATTACTTTGTAGGTATGGCATTTGAGTTAGAAGATTCCTTTGAATCCTGAACCTGAAACTTGCGCTCCGCCGACTCTACCGCCTTTAGCCATTCCCTTGGGCTTGACCTTGCCGCCGTTCTTCATACCTTTAGGCTTAACCTTGCCACCATTTTTCATACCCTTGGGATTGACCTTACCGCCGTTCTTCATGCCTTTAGGCTTGACCTTACCGCCGTTCTTCATACCCTTGGGTTTTATTTTACCACCATTTCGGTAGCCTTTTTTCTTCATTGCCATGTCAGTTCTCCTTTCAGAACACTCTTACTAATCCACCGTTAGCCTTTTTATTCTTCCAGCTAATACGCTTAGATGATTTCTTTTTCTTTGCAGCAGAAGTACACTGCGCCATAGTAGGTCTACAAGCAGGATATCCTTTACGCTTTTCTCCTTTTTGACGGCCACAGGGTTTGCCAGTTTTACAGTCAACCCATCCTTTGCCGTCATTCTTAGAAAACCAATCGCGTAAAGTATTCTTCTTTGCCATCAGAATATCCTAGTAACCTGTCGTTTACTTTCCTGCATAGCGGAACCACAACCAGCAGCAGTAAATCCTCCATTTCCAAATTTTTTCTTTGGAGGTCTTTTAGGGTTGTCAATAGCAGAAACTACTCCACCCTCTGCTTTCTTTTGTTTATTACCCCAGTTTTTCGCTCCCACTTTACGACATTTAGAAAGTGCCCCGGAAGCGTATGCGCTGGGCCAGACTTTGTATCGGCTTTTTACTTTGTGATAACAAGCGTCTTTTTTTGATTTCTTTTTTGCCATTAGTACGTCTCCTAGGAGTCTTTGATATTTGGAACGGTATTTGTCCACGACTTACCAAAACTAAACATCCTCTTCACCACATTTTACAAGACCAATATTTGGCCTTTAACTTATCCAATTTGCCCTTGTCACAACCATGTCTGGCCCTGAACGACTTTCGCCGTTTAGGGTTTGATTTTTTGATGGTCATGTTTGCATCACCAAATCTAACGATTTTTTCCTTGCCTTTATCGCAAGCTTTTACAACAGACTTTTTACCGCCAGAAATTTGACGCTTCGGCTTGTTGCATTTCATCTTGGACTTGTCGATCTTAGCCATTTAGCTAATCCCTATGCAATGTCATCCAGTAATGCACAAACAATACAAGTTGCAGTCGCCGCTGCCGCTGCACTTGGATCGTATCCAATTGCGTGTACTTCAGCAACTGTTGTATTTGGATACCTACCATAAAAAGACTGGTTAGGACTGATCTTAACCGCATCTCCAGCAGTGTTTGCTGCGGTGCCACCATCAAAAACAACATAGATATCATTAGCTGCATCTGTGTTTTTAATGTAGATGAACTCAACCTTATCACCTGTTGCTATTGCGTCAGGTGCGGTATCATCATCCACAGCGGCATAATCAGTATAATAACCTGCCATTAAGTCAGTGCTTGCAGCACTTACACTGGTTAGTTTGTAGTACCACTTATCGTTCGCATCCTTTGGCGAAACCGTGGTTGTGGCTTCGATAGTTTTGGCTATCTCGTCCGGTAAAATCGTAGTCTTCATGACTACTGTAGCTGCGTCAGCCATGTTTTATCTCCTTTCCATTCACCCGAAAAATCCAGTTATCGAAGTGATGTTCGTTAGCGTTACATGGCATTCATCATCAAAAATTATGCCATGATCGGGTATACTTATTTGTGTGTCATCCGAGGTGTTAAACACCATGTCTAACAACGTTGCTCCACCGCTACCGTTTTTGAAAACCACTTGAGGAGAACCACTTGAGGCTGTCTTTACATAGAAAGCCTTTAGACGAGTTCTGCCGCCTTGTAGTGTCCCAGTGCCAGCAGCTGTCTTTGCAAATATAGAAGCAGCCATGTGTTCCTCCTATTACTCAACGCTGTTGTTAGCCATCACATAAGTAAGAATACCAGTGAATGTGCCGCCAGTGGCAGCAGAAGAACCAACGATACCAGTAACTGTTGCATCAGCAGCCAGACCACCAGCCACTGCAAGTGCGCCACCCGCACCAGCTAATGTGCCAGCAGTATCAGCATCAACCGCAGCAAAAAGACCATCAGGGTCAGCAGCTGTGCCAATGTTAACTGTTGGGTTTGTACCACCAGTTGCACCGCCAACTGTCATGATTGAAATTGGGATCGCACCAGCAGGTAATGTTAGTGTTTGACCAGTTGTTGCAGATGTTCCAACTCGAACATTTGTAGCCGCCGCCGCTGTTGGATCAAAAGAAATCTGTACGCTTTGCGTTACAGGTGTAGGAGTATGTGTACCCCTAGTGCCGCCGCCCATTGATCGGACAACGCCTTGGAAAGTAGTAGTAGCCATGTGAATCTCCTGTCTTGGCTAATGTCAGTCGCCCCATGCGACTGTCAGGGATAACAACACTATACCACAGGAAATACAAAAAGAAAGGGGCAACCTAAGTTGCCCCAGTTGTTCAGGAAAAAGATAACTTTCACACGTTATCTTTTACACTGTAGCATAGTTTATGCTCCGGGTGAACCGAAAACACAACGTGGATCTGAGAACCCAAAGCTGTAACGCTCACGAGCTTTGAACCTCATGTTGCCTGTATCGAAGTCAGCTTCCATACCAGTAGACATTGGCGTACGCTCAAAGTGGATAAATCCACGAGGTGCGTCCGTTAATAGGAAGAACGCATCAGGATCTGTTAGGAAGTCGTTAACGGCATAACCGTTTGGCAACATCCCCATGGATCTTAGTGCGTTTACGTCATTGTCTGCTGTGCCGACTCGTAGGTTAGACACCATCAAACGCTCTGCAACAAACTGCAACTGACGTGGTACAAGTAGTTTCATACCTCGTAGTGCAACTCTTAGACCACGCTCATCAACAAAACCTGCGATTTTAATTAAGGCATCTTCGAGAGATGTCTCGTTCAAGTCCGCAGCAACAGACGGTTCGTTAGCAAACGTACCCCCTGAAGTAAGTGGGTGATCGTCCGCACATAGTGCTTTACCATCACCACCAGCAGAAGCACCTGCTGTGAAAGCGTTGTTAAGAATTGCAGCAGCTTTAACCTGCTTGGTGTGTGCCATTGAACGAGCCAACGCACGAGTATAACGCGAACCAAGACGATCATAAAGATTGTCTTCGATTGCTTCCTCAGTGATTGAGAATGCAAGCGCAATTGTCTCGTGGTTGTAACGAGCAGTGTATGCTT